AGCTTCCGAAGCCGAGGGTCGTGGGTTCAATTCCCGCCGAGCGCACCATTTCCAAAGATAAGCCTTTTCAGGTTCTAACTCTAGTTTAGCTTTGTAGAGTGTTTCGCCTTTATCCAGTCCCAAAACATCAGCGATTTGCAATATAATTTCTTCGCTGGGTTTTCGTTTGTCCCCTATCTTGTAGTTCTTAAATTCTGACAATCTTCCTTGTGTTATCCCTAGTTTTTCAGCTAGTTTTGTTTGATTGCCTGCCCTTTTTGTTGCTTGTTCAAATAATTCATTAATCATTGTAATTTCTCCTTGCTTAATTATACCCATTTGGATATAATCGCTACATAGGTTAATTTTTTTGCTTTAGCCTATCCCCAAATGGATATATACCCAAAAGGGGTTTAAGTAAATTCTATCACTAGGCAGGAGTGAACCACAATGGAACATATAACTTTTTACACAAAGACACGTACCGCACATGTTCATGTTATTGGTCTTAAAGGCTCACAGGGCGAAACGTTGGTAGTAAGTGTTCATAGTGTTAAGACTGGCAAGAAGCTAAATCTTTATAAGTTGCCACTTGAATTAAAAGATGAAGTATCAAAAATCAAATCATATTCTGCATTGGTGGCATTCGCCAAAGCAAACCATATTGCTGACATCGTAGCCGATGCAAAGCAAACCTCTTGTCCTGTTCCCGCCCCTGCTCCTGCCAAGTCAGCAGCTAAGGGACAGGACATTCTTTTTGTAGAAGTTGAAACGGAAGGACGCGGCAAAGCTGCCGAAATAACCGAAATATCAGTTGTTTCTATTAATGAAACCGTCTTGTTTCACTCTCATGTTAGACCTACCAAGCCAAAAAGTAATGTTTCTATGGGTGCGCCTACTTTTGACAAAGTATGGGCGAAACTTAGTGAGGTCATTGGACGCGCTGATATAGCCTTCTATAACGCTGACCACTCCAAACGCATGATATTGCAATCTATAGCAATAGCCTTTGATACGCCTATTCCTGAGCATTTCTATACCTTATTTCCTTATAACAAGGTTTTTGATGTGGGTCTGCGTTATGAGCTTTATAACAATAGATTTCCTCGTTTTCCTTGCTCTGCTGGACGACAGCATATCAATAGTGCTTGTGGGCAGTCGGGGCTATTTTGGCGCGATGTATCCAATAGCGCATCAGGTAACGCCATTAAATCCTCAAGGCTCTATAAGTATTTAGATCATAAGGCGGTGGCGTAATGGAATATAAGCCGTTTTTAGATATGCATTTGCTTGTGTCTGACGAACTATTACAAGCTTTGCCTGCACTTATTCAAGTGCATGTACTCATATTTTTACTAGTTGTTTTAGCAGTGCTTCTTACTATTTGGCTGAAACAAAACGTCTAGCAGTATTTAAGCATTACAGCGTGTCATTGGTGGCAGGACTAAGTGACGACGGGGTGACACGCTTGATAAGTAAGCCGTGAACTGGTGGTTCTTTGCGTATACGGCAACAGTATGAGTGACACAGCTTTTTAGTGGCGTAGCGGTATATTGGGTGCAAATTGCCCTTGCTCGCGTAGTCCAAAAGCTGTGGCAGATTGACTGTGCAAAGGGGGCGCGTGTTGTCCTAATCAATCTTGCTGTGGCTTAACACTAAGACCACAGCCCCCTATCGGCGATGGTGTGATGCGAGAGCATAACAACGACAACGAAGGCGGATCACTCTAGCGGTAAGCTAATCAGCTTATCTCTAGGGTGAGTATTTTCCCCATAGCTCAAATGTTCCGCAAAAGCATATCGAAACGTCTTGTTAGCAGAAACAAAGAAAATTTAATAAAAGTAATGAGAGCAGAGAAGCTGGACTGGTGCGAAGGGTTCTTATTTAACGCAAGCGTTTGGGGCTTTATCCAAACGCTTAGCGGTAAAAAGAACGCGCAGTGACAGTCAGCAAACAACCGAAGGGCGTTAGTGAAGTTTGGGTGTTGCAAGAATAAGTACAGTAAGAGTTGCATTAAGGTGTTTTAGCTACTGGCGAACAATTCCCCCACTAGTAATACGGGGGTTAAGTACCCCCTAGGGTTTTCAGTATTCAGTTAAGGCCTTTAAAACTTGTTTTAAACAGTCTTGTTCGGTGGTTAGTAATCTTTTGAGAGAGTGCGAAATGACAGATTTTGACAAGAACGCTGCTGAGTATTTGGAACAAACACGCTTGCAACTGGAGCGTAAAGAGAAACTAGCAAAGCATGTTGAGATTCCGTTTTTAAGCGTTTCAAACTCTGCTGAGCAAGTGTTTTTAAACCCTGCCTTAGATGCATCGGCGATTGATCCACGTAAGGCTACCGAAGCGGATTACAGCCAAAGCCACTTACTGAAAGTTGAAGCTGTGATAACTGCTGACGGTGTGCAAGATGAAATGATAAGACGGCCATCAGCTCGTAATAACTGCTTCATCGACTGGATAAGCATCACGATGCAGTCAGATACTTTTGATGACGCTAAGACGACAAAGGAAGTGCTTGAACGTTTCCGCCAATCTGCCATTGTCGATAACGTCGGTGACGTTTTAAAAGACATATTCGGGTTTGGTGTTGATGGTGAAAACAAAAACGGTCGTAACTTTTATGACCGCAGCTTTAACCTAGAACATAACGCTGGTTTTGTTTGCATTGGTGGCCAGAATAACACCGTCATGATTTGCATCAACGGCACTGGTTGCACATACGGCAAACACGGCTGGGAAGAACACTTGCATGCATGGCTTAACTTGTTTGCTCGTGAATTTAAAATCACTCGTGTTGATTTAGCCCATGACGATTTATATGGCGAATATACAGATATTGACTGGTTTAACAATCAGCACACGATAGGCGGTTTTACTCGCGGTGGTCGCCCTCCTAGTGTCGAATGGCGCGGAGATTGGAAACGACCAAACGGCAAAGGTAGAACGCTATACATAGGCTCTCGTCAATCTGCACAGCTATGTCGAATATACGAAAAAGGTAAACAGCTAGGCGATACAGAATCAAAATGGCTACGCACAGAAGTACAGTATAGCTCACGCGGTATGTTGATTAGCTCTGATGTACTAATTAAGCCAAACGAGTTTTTTAGCGTGACCTATCCATGTTTCTCTATTTTTGAATTTGAAGGTGAAACAAAAAAGTTTGAGCGTATAGATAAGCAAGATTTGATGACATGGCAACAGGCCATTGATTTGGTAAAAACGCAATACGGCAGATATTTACACTTTTTCCGCGATGTTTTCGATGATGATACCGCCCTACTGGACGTATTGACAGACATCAAAAATACCGCAATTCCTGAGCGCATAGACGTGCTCACTATCCCAAAACTTAGCCACTAGGCAGGAGTGAATACTATGAATGATGACACTATTGTATTAAACGGCATTACCTATGACGCTGATGAAGTAACAGAGCGCACCCTTGTTATCAAAGGTCAGCAGCCTACTGATTACGAAGATTACAAATTTATTGAGGTTTTGGCCGAGTTAAGAAATAAAAAACCTAACGCTGGTGGTCGTGCTCAAGCAGCTTACCGTTATTCTGATTTAAGCGATCATAACAAATTTAATGAACATCAATACCCTTACAAAGCCAATGTAAAAATGATTTCTACAGTTGATAAAAAGGGCAATCAGGTTAACGAAATTGTTTGGGTTGATTTTGCCAATATTGAAGAATTAGCGACTATCCCTCGTAAAGAATTAGAAGCCTTTGAGAAATGGAAGGCTCAGACTGCGAATAAACACGCTAACGTTGTCGGAGCCAAATAATCATGGATCCAATGAAGCTATTTATCTATACGTTTGTCATTACTGCCGTGATTGCTGCGGTGATATGGCTTTTATTCTTTAAGAAGTAACCGAATATGCCAAGCGAAGTTTACGAAGCTCAATATCTTTGTATCAAGCTAAACGCTGAAAATCCAGCATTGTGCGACGCTTGGCAACAAGTGCATCAGGGTAACTTCATTACACCTGAGCTAGCTGGGCAAATAATAATGTTTGCCTTCATTATCAATATAGTCGTGTATGGCTTTGTAGCCTTGAAACGGACTATTTAAAAAAGGAAGTTGTTATGGAAGTTCAAAATCAAGCGGTAGCAGTTAAAGACGTACAAGACGTAGCAGTTACCGAAGACAAAGGCGTAATGGGTTTAACAATGCGTTTCTTACCTGCTACTGGTGCGGTTGGTGCTCTAGCGTTTACCAGTGCTGCCAATGCTGCCGAATTTAGTTTGGATATGGCTGATTTGCTTGTCAATATTGGTGTTGTCATTGCTGCTGTGACTGCGGTTGGTCTTGCGTCACTGTCTCTAGCTCTAACGGTCAAATCGTTCAAATATGTTAAATCTGCGTTTTAATTAACACTTTTTTAGCGTTATCGCCCTGTCATGGTGTTAGCGCACTTTGACGGGGTTTTTTTATGACTGCTCAAGATGGCTTATATCTCATATTCATCATTATATCGTGTCTAGCTATACGCGATTTATTCGCGAGGTTATAACGTGCGTAACTTATATTATCTTTTGAAAATGGCTAGATTATCTCTACCGCATAAATTCAGAAAATATATAACTATTGTGCTTTTTCTGATACTTGGCTTTTTCTTGTTTAAGTCTGCTTTTGCTGCTGATCCTAACGATTATCGCAAGCCTAACCAATGGCAACGCGAGCGCACAATAAATGATGCTATTAACAAAAGTTCCGTTACTGTTGAAGCATCTAAGACTTATCCAGTCTCTACCCTTGACCAAAACGGCAAGCCTATAAAACAAATGCGCAAAGCTAATGCGACTATTAAAATAAAGCCTAATGTCTCCACTGTTGCCAAATCTATAATGCGTCGTGCTCCTGCTACTGCGATTGGTTATGCTGTTGTAGCTATACTTGGTCGTGCTGTTGATTGGGTTCTTGATCCTGAAAATAATAGGGTTAAATATAAAGATAATGGTGCAATCGACCCTAATTTTTATTTTACTCTTAAAAGAGATTCTACATATACTGAGTATCAATCACTTTCTGCTGCTTGCAAAGCATTAATTGACCTTGTTGGTGAATATCAGGCTCAAGGTTGCAAACTCTCTGGTTCTAATATTGTTACTCAGTTCGGTTCTAATGAGGGTTATAAGCATAAACGCACTGAGCCTGCACAAGAAATTCCTTGGCAATATATACAAGGTAATGAGCTAGCTAATAAAGTTACTGAGCAAGCCGAAGGTGGTTATGCCCCTGCAATGCAAGTCATGTCTGATGCTGCTCTTGATTCTCTTAATTCAGGTGATTTAGATTCTGCTTTAGATGCTGCGTCTGATATTCCACAGCCTGACCCCGAAGAAATCACGCAAGCTCAATATGATAACCCTGATTATCCTAGCACTGGCACTGGCACTGGCACTGGCACTGGCACTGACCCCGAAAACCCGGCTGACCCCGAAAATCCAACTGACCCTGAAAATCCAACTGATCCAAACGAAGAACCTAAGCCTAGTGAATGGCCACCATTTTGTGATTGGGCTTTTAAGGTCTGCGACTTCATCGACTGGGTACAAACTGAACCTATCGACCCTGACGAAAGCGGTGACATAGAAGTTGAAAAACCTGACCCTGATATGCACGTCGGCATTTTAGAACGTCTATATATTGATATGCCTGCTTCCTGTCCTGCTGATCCAATACTGGAATTTATGGGCGCAAAAATACCCTTTCCAATGTCTGTGTTTTGTCAATTTGCAGAAATGATGAAACCGTTGATATTGCTATTTGCTTATATAAAAGGGCTTTCTATCATTGGCAATGGTCTTACATAAGGATTAAAAAATGGGCGGTCTAATCGGTTTATTTTCAAAACTATTTAGCGGTTTTTCAAAAACTGGCTTAAAGCAGTTGATGCTTGGTGCTGGTATTGGTCTTGCTTCTGCTGGTATTAGCTTAATTGTTATCAACTATTTCATATCTAAAATAACTGAAATGACTGGTTCTATTGGTTACGGTGTGGCTGGTCTGTTTGGTCTTGCTGGTCTTGATAAAGCATTGTCTATCATCATAGGTGCTTATGTGCTGAAAGCCATGTTGCAGCAAGGTACTTTGTCATTCAAAAAAATAGGCGCGAAGTAAAAACAAATCATATTTTTCGGCAACGAAAAATATGATTTGTTTTTCTGAGTGCCACAATATTTTAACTGGAAAATATTATGTCAAGCATACTTGGTCGTTCTAGCATTTTAGTTACTGGGCTTGAAGGCTCGGGAAAATCACACTTTATCATGTCTCAAATCAAGCAAATACTTGATACACCTGATAATGAATATGAGATATTTCTAGCCAATGTCGATGGTGTAACCCTCGTTGATGCTCAATTTCATATTGTCCAGCCTGATTTTTCATGGGTTGAAGATGCTCCCAAAAATAGCATCGTTATCTATGATGAAGCTGGAACGATTGAACGTTTTAATAACACTAAAACCAAAATTAACAGCCATATTGATGTTGAAACGCTCACTATGCGACGACACAAAAACGTATTAACCATTTTTGTGACTCAAGACCCAAAGCTGGTGCATAGTGGTTTACGCTCTCTCATCAAGTTTCACTTTCACTTCTCAAACCCTTATAGCTCAAGCACAGAAACAAAATGTTTTGTCACGGCTGGTGTTAATGACTCATCACCAAAGAAGACGATCATCGAAGAATTTGACCACAAGTTAGACCCTGCTATCTTTCCGCTTTATAAGTCAGTCGATGACGGAGTAAAGCACGACCAAAAACCAGCCAAAAACAAAAAAGCGCAACTAATGCAGCGTATAGCCATATTATCAATGCTGCTTGCTATCCCTGCATTTATAGGAATGTTTTATCTCATTAAAAAGGTTAAAGACGATCAATTTGATACTGATAATGTCAATGCAAAAGTGAATAGCACGATAACAGACAAAGCAAAAGATTTTACCAATAAGGCGAATCCAACAAACGGCATGAATACCGCTGGTCAAACCAATTTAGAACAAAATAATAAGGACGCTGTACGCTCATTGGAGCTTTACAAGCAAAGGCTGCCTGATGACTATCGAGTGACAGTAAATAACGATGATTTGCGCGTCAGTGGCGTTGTCATGATGGGTAATAACTGTAAGGCATATAACGGTCATGGTGAGTTTATCAACATATCTCAAGCTGAATGTGTCAATTACACTCAAGTTGCTGGGGCGATGCCAAAAGCCAATAGAAACGGTCAACGGATTATCACAGAGAATAATAATAGTGAACAATCTAATATAGCTGAACAAAACTACAATAACGGGTCTAATGAAGCTATAGCAAATCCTGCACCAGTTCCGCAATCAACTGCTTAATCTTATGTTGTCCAATGTCGGACAGCAAAAAGAGATTAAATAAATGTTTGATAAATTAAGTGAAGTTATAGCGTATTATCAAGAGTATCATTTGACTAAAAACAAGTATCATTATCGAGCGCATAACCTGCGCTTTTTTGATGCTTATGATTTAAAGGATTTAAGAAAAAAGGATATTAAAGAATATGCACAATTTAGGCGCGTCACGGTCTCCAATGCGACCATCAACCGTGAATGTTCTTTTGCTCGTGCTGCGATTAATCGAGTAAATGAAGATTATGAGTTAAAAATAAATAATCCGTTTGAAAAGGTCAAATTTATCGAAGATGATTATATTGCTAATTACTTGAATAGGTCACAATATGAAAGACTTTTAAAGGCTGCATTGGAGACAGACAATAATGATCTTCATGATTTTATCGTATTGCTCACAATGACAGGCTGTAGGCCTATAGAGTTGCTGACTTTAACATGGTCAAATGTATATTTAGACAAAAAACAATTCATAGTCCGCAATCATTACAGCAAGTCAAAGCGCACTATGTACAAGTATCTAAATCAGACCGCATTTGATGTATTAAAAAATAAAAGCCATGACGGTGCCTATGTCTTTACCAGTCCTGTTACTGGTGATAGGTACACGACTTTTACCAAGACGTTTGCAAGGTGCAAAAAACGTGCTGGCGTAGATTGTACAATGTATGATTTAAGGCACACATATGCGTCATGGCTTGTACAAACTGGGGTTGGCATATATACGGTCAAAGATTTATTAGGGCATGGTGACATTGATAGCACAATGCGCTATGCTCATCTTGATTATGCCCACTTGGTAAGTGCGGTTGACTTGATAAATTAGGCTTGGCGCTATGGAATACGTTAATTGGGAAAGGTTTGAACAAGTAAAATGGTTAATTAAAATCTTTTTAGTTTTTCTTACTATTCCTGCGCTTTCTTGGTGGTGGAATTACATAAAGAGTTTCTTCATTGAGGATGACAATTGTTGTCCTCATTGTCATATTCATATAGATGAGCCTGAGCCAGATCCTATCTATGCTCCTAAGCCTAATTCGTCACCTGATTTAAGCGGTGGCGGTATGGCTGTGCCACCGATGCAAATACCTGAGAGAGATAAAGAATATATTGGACGAAGGTAATAAC